TTCCATAGTTAATAAGTATTATGTCAAAGAACTCCTTTTGCAGTAACCACAAGATAAAAAAAGAGCTTGGCTAGGCCAAGCTCCTTTATAAAGTATTTGAAATCTTCTTAGAAGTTTAATACAGCGTAATCAATACCTACGGTCATTGATAATTCGATAGCAGTGTCAACAGTATCCCAATTGTACTCACCAAATCCAGCTTCCTTAATAAATGCACCTTTTAAGATCCATTCAGAAACTACATCACCTACAGGACCTAATACGTTAAATTTAAGATCTTTTTTATAGAAATCTGAGTAACCATCTCTACCTGTTACTGATTCATGGTGTAAACGAACCCACTCCATTACTGATTGAGCACCTGAAGGTGTAATTGGATCAAATAATGTGAATGAAACATCATTCCATACTGATTTACCTTTAACTTTACGCTGAATATTCATGTGGTTTAACACTACTTCACCTTGAGTTAAAGAAACTGCACCTACACCTTTTACCATGTATGAAGGAACACCATCCATGTACATGATAAACCTATTTGCCTGTTTTGGTTCAAATGGGGTGAAGAAAATTTCGTTTGTATCTAATACTGCCATTTTGCTATGCTATTTTATTCGGTTATAAATATCTACTTTTCTTCTCCTTATGCTGGGAATGAAGCACCAGTTGGTTGTAAGTTAAAGTCTAAGTAAATGAATTCAGCTGTTCTAGTTGGTTGAATGAAAATCTGACCGATTAATTGGTTTCTATCAATTACATCAGGTGTGTTATTACTTTCATCCATAATTACTTTAAACGCGTATAAACCTTGTCTTGCTTGAACGCTTTCTAAGTATGGATTTACTTGAGCTAAGAAGTTGTTTCTTGTAGCGGCTGTATTTTGTTCAAATACTAAGTTTTGACCGATTTGAGAAATAAATCCTTTTAACTCAATTAGTAATCTTCTTACATTTACTCTATCTAAAGCAGATGATTTTTTCTGTAATGTTTTCTGACCGTATACTACTACTCCAGTTCCTGGGAATGTAGCTATTGGGTTAACATTAGCTTGGTATAAGTCGTCTCTGTTAGTAGCTGATAATTTTCTTTCAGCTTGAATTACACTCCCTAATCCACCTCTATTAATACCTGCTGGTGCGAACCATGGTTCAGCAGCATTATCATTAAATGCAAATACACCACCCATCATGGTTGAAGCTGGGGACCAAATATTTTTTCCACTATCTGGGTCAATTGTTCTAACCCAAGGCCAATACATTGCTGCATATGAAGTATCTCTACCACCTGCTTCTGTTTTAGCAGCTGTAATAGTAGCTCCATAATTTGTAGGATCAATTATTACTAAATGATCACCTCTAGATTGAGCATTATCAATAGCTGTTGAAATTGGTGAGCTATGTGAAGCATCTGTTAACCCTGGTAATAACATTAAATTATACTGATAGTCATCAGCATTAGCTAGTAAAGTTAACATATCACTATAATCATCGGCTACTAACCCTTGTGTATCAGTACCATTAATATTATGGTAATAGTTAGCAGTTCTTCCAGACGGAATTAATGAACCTACACCACCAGCAAATGAACCACCATAAGAACCTGATCCTACACTTGGGATGTAATCAGCATATTCTGATTTTGCTACTCCTGCGTTATCAAAGTAATTTGGAGTTGGAGAATTTACTGATTTTACTCTTACATATCTTGAAGCATTTGGGTAATCACCTGAAACTTCAATATAATTTTGAGCTGAGTTGTAAACTAATTTTTGATCACCAATTACTTTAGAGATATAATTATCAGCTTTAGGATCTAAAGATAAACCAGCCCATGTTTCTAATACTGTTTTAGAATTTGTATTATCATCTCCTCTTCTAACCAATAAAGAAAATTCACCTGTAGTTGTATCAGAAGAAGCTACTTCCCATTTAATATCATCTTTAGTACCTTCACTTAGGGCACCATTAGATAATAATGAAGAAGTATTATTAAACAAATCACCTTTATCTAGTACTTCTAATTCGAAAGCTGTTGAAGTTCCAACACCATTTTCTCCACCACCTAAAGTTACTTGAACTGAGAAATCAGATGATGAACCTGTTGAAATTGTTACTCCATTGTATGTAGTACCTTCAGCTGAAGAAGTAAAGAATAAATTATTAGCAGAAGCAGAAACTTCAATAAATGAAATATTTGAAGCAAAAGATGCTGAGAAATTATCAGCAGATTCATCGGCATTGGAACCCGTAGAGAAGAAATAAACTCTCCCATCAACATCATCCGACGGGATTGGGTTACCAGATGCTATAAATCTATAATCTACACCATCATACGTTAATTTAACTTCTTCATTATCTACAAATGCTGCAGATAAGCCAAAACTACCCGTAGCATCTGCACCCCCTACAACTGTTCGTGAGTTTAATACGGATGCTGATGAGTAAGCCCAAGTACTTGAAGCTGATACCACACGAGTTACTAATAAGCTATCCCCACCATTTTGGAAGTAGTTATAAGCTGCAATTGAAGTTAAATAAGTATACTCATCGCTACCACTATCGAACGTAGTACCAAATCTATTTTGGTAATCTGTATATGAAGTTACTAAAGTAGGTAATTCAACTGGTCCTTTTACTGCAGGACCTACAATAGCGGCACCTGCTTGAATAGGTTGCTGCTGAATAAAAGTATTATCGTTTTCACGAGCTAATACACCGGGTGATAATAATGTTTCTGCCATCGTTATGAGGTTATTTTATTATAAATACCTAAAAGAGGGCGAAAAATTAAGCTTTTGTAAACTCACCTGTAGTTAAATCAACATTTCCATCACCATATTTTTCAGTTAATTCTTTACCTAAAGTAGATTGATCTTGTCTTAACTGAGATAATTTTGAGATGTAGTTTTCTTTATCGAGCTCTAAAGATTGAATTTGGTATTCTAATTGACCTAAACCAATAATAATTTGCTCTTCACTTGTGCGGAGGGTTTCAAATCTTGCTTTTTCTTCCTCTGTAATAAATTGTTTTTCCATGTTATAAATATTAATTAAATTATTAAAAAATTACTTGTAATGTCCTCCCCCTAACCAAAGAACAAATGAACGACGTATACCACGTGTCACAGGGGTAACTCTATGCATCATGTAAGAAGGAAATAATACAGCTGTTCCTTCACCGCGTGAACAATTTACAGGATTGTTAGCTCCTTGATCAATTTGTAAATCACCTCCTTCATAATCATCAGGATGGGAAAGTTGAACTGTTACTGAGATTTTTCTAGCTGATAATATACCAGGACCAATATCTTGATGCCATGTATAATGGCCTTTATTGGTTGCTAAATATTCAGTGTATTGAATTTGCTCAGGAATTCGAGTTAAATCGAAATGCCAAAATTCATTATTAGCTTCAGTTGCTAGTTGAGCCATTCGTTCATATAACCACCACCAAGTAGAATCTTGTGGAATCCATTTGATACGTGAAGAACGTATTTCATCACTACTGCTACCCACAGTATTTGCTTTTTGAAAAGGAACTTCATTTAAATCATTATAAATCTTTTTAAGTTCTTCTTTATTAAAAGCTTGTTCTTTAGTCCAATAAGCTTGTGCTTCATTAAATGACAAATCGAAGGTGTAATCTAATCTCATATTATGTTAAAATTAAAGGCGATTGTAGTTCTTAATTCTTTACTTGTAGATTTTTCTACTAAATGTTCTAAGTTTGACGGAAATATAATACAATCTCCTTCAGTAATCAAGGGTGAATATAAGGGATGGTATAAGGATTGTTTAGGATTTTTAAAATCTATTTTTTCTTTAAAATTATTTTGTTCTAATAAATATTTACTCACTATAGAGTTAGGATTTACAAATGTAATAGGAGAATGTTCTTTAGGATTAAATTGTAAAAAGTGAACAAATGAAAACTGGTCTGGGAAGTGTTCATGTTGGGCGGCTGATTGGTTTTTACCGTAAGTAGTATACCAAGGGGTGCCATTAATTCTCCAATCATAGTTATCTCCTAAAAATTCATAAATAAATTTATTAACATATTTTTTGTAATATTGAATACTATCCCACCATTCTAGTTTATGGGGTAAATTTTCTTCATTATTGTATGATGTATGAACATTCCAATCAGGAGAGGCTTTAGGATTAAAGTTATAATTATCTATAATTTTATCTAAATAACATTCTTGAATATTAGAAGTTTCTTGAATAATTTGTTTCCAATAAAAATTAGAAAAAATATTAGTGATCATAAAACCTTCTTACTTTTTGAACTATTTCTTGCCAGGGTTTTACTTCATCTTGTAGTAAAGAGCTAAATTCTTTAGAAGTAGTTTCTATTTTACCTTTAGTTTTAAATCCTTTAATTACATATATAGGTAATTGTTGCATATCATGGTATGTAAAATAAATAAAATCATCCCCATAAAATATCTTTAAGGGGGGTGGGATAGGGAAATAATGTTCCTTATTTAGAATCATAAAACACCCAAACCCAAAAAATCTACCGTGTTCATTTATTCCTAAAGATAACTCATCAGTATCTTTATTCATTTCTTTTATAGCAAACTTTTCTCGATCACAAGCTATAACCCCATAATTTAAATTGTTAATATCAATTTTTTTAAGGAATTGAAAAAATAACTTAAAATTAAAAGTTATATCATCATTTAATAAAAGGACATGGTTATATTTAGAAAGAGCAACCCCAGCATTCCATGCGGGGTTCACTCCTGTATTAATATTAGGTTTGATTATTACTAGTTCTTCATCTTTAAAATCTGAGGAAGTATTATCTATTATAATGAGTTCAGCATCAACATTATTATGTTGTTTAAAAGAATTTATAGTTTCATAAATTTCTTCAGCTTTCCACAGAGTAGGAATGACTATACTTATCATACTATTTCTAACTTAGGTTGAGGAAGGTAATTATAATTTACATATCCTTCTTCTTCTCCATAACGTGGAGAAACACTCCATGGACTTTCAGGAAATTCATTGTAAGCCCAATCCTCTTTACCCAAATCTTCAAAACGTTGAGCAATTCTTTCATTATAATAATACATAATAGATCTTACCCTACGTTGAATATCAGCACGAGAGAGTTCATGTGTATTCATTTTATTACCATCATTATAAATAAATTGAACATACGCTAACTTTGGTATTCTACACATCTTAGTATTAAGGAATGTTCTTACAATTAATTCATAATCGTCAGCAATCGTTAAACTTCTATTATGACCTCCAATAGCAAAATATGTATCTCTTCTCCATACTCTAACATGGTTAGGAACACCTACAATATGACGAATTGTTAATGGATTAATATTTGGTGTAATTTGAACTTTAAAATCAATACCCATTGAAGATTCATCTCTATAATCACCATAACCCATAGCAAACCCCTCACCATAAGTTAAAGATTCCCAATTTTGGTCTACTTCACATGAATCCGTGTAATAGAATCCAGCATCTGGGTAGGCTTCAGAAGCATCATATAATAATTGGGTACAATCTGGGGTTAGGTAATCATCGTGGTCTAATTCAGCTAACAAAAATCCTTGTGTCATACATGCAGCCCTCCATTTAGCTTCACCTACAATACCCTTACTTTTAGTTCTAAAATCAAATACTTTAACCCTAGGATCACGTGAAGCAATATCTTCGGCAATCATTAAAGTTTTACCACCGTCTGTAGAATCATTTACCATAACCCATTCCCAATTACGATTAGTTTGATTCACTAATGACTCATATAGTTTATATAACTTATCTCCAGTGTTATAAATTGGGGTAAAATAAGAAACAATTTGAGAAATATCAGGTTCGATCATTGAATTGGTAGCTAATTGATAAGCGATATGACCTATATTTTCTGTACCCGGTTCTAGATTTAACCACTTTCTCCTAATTTCTGAGGGTTGAGATGATAATACTAAAAAATCTTCCCAACTTTCACTAAGAGTAATAATAGCATCAGGGTTAAATGATTTTAGTACTGGAATTAAGTCTAAATCATTTTTAAGGTATTTTACATCTAATTCATTAGCTTCATAATCTGCAGGTTGGATAGATCTTAACTCTGGTTGGTCAGGGCCAATATATAAAATCCTAGGTAATCTAGGTTTTGGAGCACCTACTAAATAATTATAATAACTTAAAGTTTCATTTAAGTATTTAAACCAGTCTGGGTGTTCTGTATAGATTTTTTCTGCTAATTTACTATCAGCAGCATAATCTCCTATAAATTCATATTTTTGGAAAACACTATGATGGAATACCATTTGAGCTAAGTCAATTCCTTGATAACAAGTATTTTCAGGGGAACCTATTCTGTATTCCAAACCTGTAAAATCTTTACCATTAACAAACTGATCTAAAATGTAAATTTCTTTACCACAAGTTTCTTTAGAAATTCTTTCTAAAAATTGTGGGTGTAAAATATTATCATCATCTAAATAATAAACATAACCTTTATCAATTTGTTTAACAAGTTCCATTGATTGGGGATATAGTAAATCCCCAGGACGACCTTCTAAAATATGAAAAAAGGTATTTGGGCTTTTTAAATCTTGCATTAAAGAAAAATCAATATCTTTTAATACAGATGTATCAAATAAAATATGCCAATCTACTTCAATGGAATTATTAGCAAAAACTGATTGTTTAATTGTTGGTAAATGTTGTAAACGAGTACAACGGGTTACAATTGATAACTTGTTCATATAACGTCAAAAAAGAATAAATGTATAAATCTTGAATTGTGGATATTATCTCCAAAATAACGGGATGCAGCATGTATTTTATGTGAATCCCAAATTACTAATCTATTATAAATGTTTTTTACTTCATCTAACTGTTCAAAAGCAGTAGAATCATAAAAATTATAATTAGCACTCCTACCTGTAAAGGCTTTATCATAAGATTCACGTTCCTCAGGGGCATGGGTATAACGCGTTTCTTCTGTAAATTTACTGCGATAAAACGCGGTACCAGCTTCAGTTGGTGCATCTGGTGTAAGGAAAACTACCCCGGCATATGATTGTTCATCTACATGATAAACAATAGGATCATATGAAGTATTGTATTGGAATGAACCATTACGATGCCAATCAGCATTCCAATGAGTAATTTCTTTCCCTAAAATTTTCTCAAATTTTTCTTTAGTACCTTCTAAAAACCATCTATCACTTGAGTAACCTCTGTGGGAAGGACTATCGTTAAATTCTAAATTATTAATTGCAAAATTTCTTACAGCATCTGGGTCTTCATAAAAATTATCTACAACTATAATATCTGCAGATTTAGTATTAAACCCAGAATAGTTAACATACCACTCTTCTAGAGTTCCAATAAATTCTTTTGAATCATCTTCATATATAAGATGAACTGGGGAAGTAATATCAGATTTTAAAATTGTAAATTTAAGACCTACTATATTATTTTTTACATCGTAATCACCATAATATTTTAAAACATCAGGACGATCTACAAATTCAAAATCTAGAGGTTTATTGTTAATTAAGATAGATTTATAGGGCTTTTCCCAGTCTAATATCCATCCTTTAAATGTTACTTTATCTTCACTACGTTCAATAGAGTCCATAGCCCAAGCCGTATGAAGAGTTGCTGTTAAATGTCTTAATTTGTTCGGATTCATAACTATAATATAATAAATTTATTTAGGGGAATCAAAGTATTTTTGAATTTCTTTAGAAGAATACCTATGATTGTCTATCATGCTTCGAGCTAAATCAAATTCTTCTTGTTCGGTTAAACCCTTTTCATGCTTTAAACCATGCCACTTTTCGTATAATTGTTGGTGTATTTCAAAATTAGTAAAGTCAACATCTGAAGGGCACATAGCACACCATTCTTTTACGGGTTTTAATAAACCATATATACAACTACCACATCCTTTATGGTCATAATCTTTAAACCCATACCCATCACCATGGACAAATGCACCATACCCTAGATATAATGATTTAAGGTTATACCCTTTGGATTCAGCTTTTATTTCAGCTATCCCCCATTTTTCATTACCCTTTACTTCTAATGAATTGCCATCTTCCCCAATATGTTCTTCTAATGGGAAAATTTCATTATCATAAAAACTTTTGTTTCTGCGGATAACAGGATTATTAGTATATTCTTTTTTGATTAAATGAATTAAAGATAAATTGTTGTATTTCTCTACTTTCTCAACATTGCGTTTAGATATCCAATATCCATAACCATACATTCGATCATCTGTATCATGAAAATATTTCCGTAATAATATTTGATCAGTATCTTTATTTTTATCTAAATATTGAATTAATAACTGGATCCAGTTTTTAGGAAGATTAGTAGACTGTTGGGAAGTGTGATACCAATCCCCTTCTAGGAATAAAGTATACTCATAATGGTTAGTTAATTCGTTTAACTTATTAATACCCCCTCCAGGACCTAAATTAGTAGGAGAATGAAAAAAATTAAAATTAATCCTATCAGCATATTGGGTAGTAAGTGATTTGCCTAAATCTTCCCATTCACTGTTAGATGAATTAACTAAAACATACCAATCAAAAATACCTTCGGTATTTTCCAAGAATAATTCAATTGTAGTTTTTAATAATTCTTTTCGATTAGAGGCCTCATGCGTGAGGGTTGAAATGCAAAACTTTTTCATATCCTAATTTTGATATAAATATAAAAAAGGGGAGCAAACGCTCCCCCCTTAAGTTATCTTTTTAATGATTATTTCGAAATTTTTTCGTTTAATTCATTAATCGCTGAAATTAATACTGCTACTAATTTTTCATATCTAACAGCTTTGTATCCTGTATCTCTAGTTACTACTAATTCTGGGAAGTCTTGTTCAATTTCTTGAGCAATTACCCCAACCTCAGTACCTTCTTTGTTACTTAATTCGTTCCAATCGAAAGTGTAACCATTGAGTTTAGATACCTTTTCAAGCGCGTTTTCAATAGGTTTGATATTGTCTTTTAATCTTTCATCTGAAGAATAATATGCAATAACATCCCCACCCATTCTTAGCTCAGCATTATCAGCAAAATATTCAAATGAAGCTGCTGCTGCATCTCTATAAACAACACCATTTGAGGTAGCAAATAATGCATAATATGTACCCGTATTAGCAGTGTTGATTGATAAAGTTGGACCAGTTGGACCAGTTGGACCTTGTCTACCCTGAGGACCT